GATTTTTGCTTGCTGTTGGGCAAGGCGCTTTTGCAGGGAAAAGCGCCTTATTTGACGTTGTTTCCGGGTAAAAAACCTTGCAATGCATGTCAAATGCATGTCAGAAAAGGGAGATAAAACGGACAGTACATTTGGCCGGGAACAGGGTCAGCCAATGCTGCTGTCCAAATAAGAATCAAGGCTGCTGATTTTTTTCTTTTTGAATTTTTTGTCCAGAGATGTGTAGATGCCGAGAGTGACGCTGATGTCCTTGTGGCCCATCTGATCGCGGGCCGTCATGACGTCCACGCCGGCAAAGTACATCAGGGTGCAGAAGGTATGGCGCAGCTGGTGCGGGGTGAAAGTGTCGATAACCATCGGCACACCGGCCGGGTCGTGCTTATTTACAGCGCCCTGATGCCCATACTTGACGTTCAGGTCGCACATATAGCTTTGCCACAGCCGCTTCCAGCCCTGCTCGGTAATACGCCTGCCCTTGTCGTTATGCAGCACATACAGGCAGCCGTCCTGCTGGGTGCGCAGATAATCCACGAGAACGCGGGGGATGCTGACCACGCGGGTGCCGGCGGCGGTTTTGGGGGATTTGCTCTTTTTTCCGCGGAAGTCATAGCCGTGGCTTACCGTAATGGTGGCGTCCTGCAGATCCACATCTGCCCAAGTGAGGGCGGTGGCTTCGCCGCGGCGAAGCCCGGAGTAGAGCATGAGCATGGCCGCGCGCTGGGCTTTATGCGGCGTCTCGCGGATCCAGCGCTGCTGCTCTTCGGTGATCGGCTCCCGAACCTCCGGCGGAGCGCCGGCGGGGCAGGTGGTTTTGACGATGGGATTGTACTGCACGACCTCGGGGATGGCGAGATCGTAAACGGCCTTTGCACTGCTGCGCAGGTTGGACAATGTGAAATGCGCCAGCGGCGGATGGCCGTCGTGCCAGTCGGCCAGAGAATTGAGAACCTTCTGGAAGTCATCGGAGCGGAGCTCGGCAGCGGGGATGCAAAGCAGAGGACCCCAGTGATTTTTGTTGTCCTCGTAGCGGGCAAGGCTTTTCTGGCTGATGCCTTTGGCCTTTTTTACGGCGATGAGGCTGTCGTACAGGTCGGCGAGTGTGGCACCCATCCGGGCGGGGTCTGCACCTTTACCGACACGGGCGCGGAAGTCGTCGGCCAGCTTCTGGGCGGCACGGTCGGAATCGGCATAAAAGATCTTATATTTGCGCTTGCCGTTTTCATCCTTGCCGAGATAGATCTGGCGGGAGTAGCGACCGTCGGCGCGCTTTTTGCTGCGGGACATTTGAGTACACCTCCTGATTGCGCATCTGCCAAAAGCGTGCTACAATAGCAGGGCAGGCGCGCGAGTAGATTCATTTTATTCCGTAAGAACTGCTCCTTGTACAAGCCCGGCGGTGCATCGTACCACTGCCGGGCGCTTTTTATGCGTATTGCGCAAAGCTCCAAAACCGGCTATACTCAAAAAGCGGAGTGACGGATTGCAGAGCTTACACCGTGGCATGATAACCTCCTACTTTCTTTTTGGGCAGATAACAGGCAGAGAACCCCTCGGCTGGAAACAGCTGAGGGGTTCGCTGTTTACTCCGAGAGACGCAGATAGTCGATCAGATCGGAGATATCTGCATCGGGAAAAGTATAGAGAAGATCATCGAGCAGCTCGTACTCATCGATTCCGGGATGCTGCGAAACATAACCGTCGATATAACCCTGCAGCCATTTTTTTGAGTAAAAAGTAGTATATCCATCCTCGTAGTCAGACTCCGGAGAGACAGAAGCATTCTTTTCTCCGTCGGACAGGCCGGACGAATAACCGGCGGCGCGGCCGTCATCGATGCCTTGAAGGGAGCCGTCTGTATAACTGTCGCCTGAGTCAGGGTGTGAGACGGAAGAAACGGACTCGGAAACGGAACTGGAAGGTGCACCGTTGCGGACATTGGAAACAAAGGCGTGGATATCATCCTCAAAAAAATAGGATAGACAGAGAAGGCAGACAATGACAGGGAGAACAGGACCGCAATTACCGAAGCGGTCGAAGAACCCTTTTTCGTCATCGTTTTTGTGACTCATGGGAAGAACCTCCATAGCAAAGAACCGTTCCGGTTATGCCGGAGCGGTTTATTTTTTACGCTTCTTTTGCAGCCACGCCAGCCGCAGCATCTTTTTTATAATAGCCGGTGCGGTTGAGGTCTTCGGCGTAGGTGATGACCTTATCCTGCCCTTCGTCGTTGAGCTGATCGAACGCGGAGAGGAGAGCCGACTGCGCGGGGGTGAGAGCAGTTTTACCGCGAACGGTATCATCGGAGATATCGTCAAGGGTATAGCCCATGCAGTGCACGACTGCGGAGACGGTGGACAACTGAGGGTCTTTTGTCTGCCCGGCGAAAAGCTTGTTCAGCGTTCCCTTGGGGACACCGGAAGCAACGGAAATCTGCTCAATCGTCATACCACTGCTCTTTTTCAGGCGGTTTAGGTTTTCAAGCCACACGGTAAAATTCTCCTTTCTTTTGTTGGCTCTATTATAAGAGGAATGAAAAGGGAAGTCAATAAGAAATTACCGAATTTTATAAAATCCTGCAAAAATAGGGTTGACTTTTACCTTTTGCGGATGTAAAATCATAGCAGATTTTACCGAATGCGGTAAAACGAATAACGAAAGGAGTACGAAGATGGATAATCTGAAAGCGGAAATGCAGCGAAACGGCCTGACCATCCGAGACATCATGAAAACGATCGGATGCTCGGAGAAGACTGCACGGAACAAAATCAACGGTGAAACGGATTTTACTTATCCGGAAGCGGAGAAAGTGCGAAACAGCCTTTTTCCGGGGATGCGGATGGAATACCTGTTCCACCACTCTGCATGAAAACAAAGACAAGGAGCATACGAAGATGAAACGAATGCATGTGAAACTGACCTTTACCGAGCCGGTGCTGGGCACCTGGCCGAGCAACCAGAACATTGCCCGCGAGTTTATCGCCAGCAAAAGCCCGGACGCGGCGAGCATTGAGGATGAGGTGGCCGCCATTGGCGCGGACGCCGTGGCCGACAAGGGGATGACCGTGTTCCCCCGGAACGAAGCCGGGCAGCCGGTGCTGTACGACTATCAGGTAAAGGGATTTTTCAAGGACGCCTGCGGCATGCTGAGCCGGGTGGGCGGAAAGACCGAGACCGGCAAGAAGCGCGCCGTGAACGAGAGCGGAAAGATAAGTGCTTACAAGAAGGTGATCGACGGACTGATCTTTGTACAGCCGCGGATGATCCCCATCCGCTGCACGGGCGACATCCGGGAATGCCAGAGACCGTTGCGCGCGCAGACGGCGCAGGGCGAGCGGGTGAGCCTTGCAAACAGCGAAGAGATCCCGGCGGGGAGCGGCTGCGAGTTTGACGTGGTGTGTCTGGACGCCGCCCACGAAGCGGCTGTGCGGGAATGGATGGATTACGGACAGCTGCGGGGCATCGGCCAGTGGCGCAACAGCGGCAAGGGACGGTTTACTTACGAGATCACGGACTAAGGGCGAGGGCGTAGACCGGCGTTGCGGAGATTCGCAAAGGCAAAGCAAGACAGTGAGGCGCGGCGACTTGATATGCGCAGCAGGGGCATGGCGTTGAGACGACTGGAAGTGCGGAGGCAGAGCAAAGGCAAAGAGCCGAATTGATACGCAGCGGAATAGCAAAGAGCCGAATTGATACGCAGCGGAATAGCAAGGAGTCGCATTGATGTGCGAGGGCATAGACCGGCGGAGAACAGCGAGGGCATGGCAAGGAATAGACTAGCACTGCAAGGGCAGAGCAAAGTTTGGCAGCGCAAAGGCTTAGTTACGCTGAGGATCGCGGAGCGAAGGCATTGCCGCGGAACGAAAAGCGAAGCGACGGGAAGCGATGGCACAGCTGTGAAGAGATATGCAGCGGAATTGCAGAGCGTGGATGCGACAGGCAGCGGCATTGAGATGAAAGCGCAGCAATGGCCGGGCGATGGCAGCACAGCATAGCAAAGGATTGGCGCAGCACAGCGAAGGCAATGCATGGATAGACACGCTGAGCGAAGGAATAGCCCCGCTCCGCAAAGGCAAAGTGAAGCAAAGCAGAGCCGTGCGAAGGCATGGCGAGGACAGGCCGGGCAAGGGCATTGATGTGCCAAGCAAGGCAACGGCATTGGATAGACCAGGTAAGCAATGCAAGGGCAAGGCGGTGAAGTAGCTGGCATGGCAAAGGAAAAGCGCTGTTCTGACTTGATTAGAGGCGCAAAGGCAGTTTTGAACATGGAGAACAGGAGGAGTAAGGAATGCGGAAAAAGGCGACCCGGGCGAAGATCTGGGACACACGGCAGCTGCCGGCATATCTGACCCCGGCAGAGTATGCAGACCTGATGGGCGTGAGCCAGAAAACGGTGCAGCGGATGTGCCGGATGGGGCTGCTGCCTGCCGAAAAGGTGGGGCCGAGACTGTGGCGCATTGACAAAAACGCGGCGCTGGAAAAAACAAAAGAGCCAGCCGGTGCAGCGAACACCGGCAGGCTCAGGGTGACAGCGATTTAACAGAGGCGCTATCACCACAACTTTAACACAAAGCAGGAGGTTTTGCAAGATGTGGATCAAATCAGGCGTATGGGCGTGGCTGGCGGCAGCTTGCGGGTGCGTGGGCCTTTTGTACAGCATGGGGCTGGAGGGCAACACGCAGGTGGGCGCAGCCGTGACGGGCGGGCAGGCGGCAACGGCGCTGGTGCTGATTTTGCTGGCGCTGGCGTTTTTGCGGCTGCACTTTGCAGCGAAGGACCGCGAGGAGCGGGAGAAGCGCCGCGTGCACCGCAGCCAGAAGAACACCGTGCAGGCCGGAAAGCGGAAGGCAGAGTAAGGATGACGGCAGAGGACAAAGCAAAGCTTGCGCAGCGGATGGACTACCACTGCGACGAGCTGGAACAGAACACAGGAGCAGCGCTGCTGACCATGGATCAGATGCCGCCAGACATGCAGGACGCAGCGGTGAAGCAGATCTGCGACCGGCTGGCAGACTGCAAGGCAATGGTTTTTGCGTGGGCATGTGCCAACGGGGAACCGTGAGAAAGAAAAGGAGCAGAAAAATGAAAGGTACGATCAAAATCACGATCACGCGGAAGGACAACGGAGCTTTCTGGACGGAAGTGGAAGCGGAGCATTGCAAAAAGGAAAACATCACATCTACGGCGCTGATGGGTGCAATGTGTATTTTGCTGGATGATCTGGACGGGAACATCCCGGAGAAAGACAAGGAGGCGCGCGCGAAGGCGTTCGGCGAGACGATGGGGCAGGTGCTGCTGGAAATGCTGCGGAAAAAGAAAGTGACACAGCGGAGATATGAGAACAAAGAGGCAGCATTTCTGAGCGAGCTGATGAAGCGGCAGGGGGAGGTGCAGAGCGAATGACGTTGGAAGAGTATCAGGGGAAGATGGCAGAGGCGCTGGAAAAATGGCCGATCGAGCTGTTCTCCCGCCTGCTTCCGGCGAAACCCGGCCAGCAAGGAAAGCGACGCATACAAGGTGTTGGCGGCTGCAGCTGCGGACAAGGAAATGGAGCTGGATAGCTGGATGACGCTGCATGAACAGTACTGGAAGGCGGTGAAGAAGCTGTGAAGGTGATGCCGCGCAGAAAAAAACCCATGCGGCAAGAGATGGACCTGACGCGGGACGGAACGGCGGAGATGACGCGGTGGTGCATCATCATTGCGCTGCACCAGTGCTTTGGCGTGGGCGCGGAACGGCTGAACAAGATCGAAAAGCGCACCGAAGAGCTGGGGATGCAAAGCCTGGACGTGGCCATGACGGCAAACGGCAAGGGCTGCCCGAGCACCGACAAGAGCCTTGCCATGCGGGAGAGCTGGCTGCCGGAGGGCGCGGAGAAGGAGTTCCGGGTGCCGGTGCTGCGGGCACCGAAAAACAACCGGGAGCGGCAGCTGCGCATTGCGGGAGACTTTGCCGCCAGCATGGTGTGGACGCTGTACGCGAAAGCCTGCATGGACGTGCTGGGATACGGCGAAAAGCGGCTGAACCGGTTGCACGAAGAAAGCGTTGCCAACTACCGGCAGGTGAACGAGGAAGGCCACGAAGATCTGCCATGGGCGATGGAACGGCTGCGAAAGTGCGCCGAAGATGCGCTGAAGGAAACAGTGGTGGTGCAGGATGTGCCGGACGAAGAGCGGATGAAGCAGAGCGACCGGGATTTTGAAATGGTGCGGGAAGCATTTTTGCGGCGGAACGCAGCGGCTGCGCTGGGACGCAAAGCAGCCCCGGTAGGGGCGGCAGTGCTGAGCAACCGGGAGCTGGAACGGAAGCTGCAGGCGGTGCTGGACACAGCAGCGGAGCCGGACAGCTGGACAAGGAGACGGAAATGAGATACAGGATCAAGATCTGGATGCTGCGCGCGCAGCTGCTATGGCTGAAGGTGCAGATCCGGATAGCGGACGCGCTGACCCGGCTGTTCCGCAAGCGGCTGGAACAGCTGCAGAAGGGAGACCGGACATGGAGTGGACGCTGAGGGACGTGCTGGACTACCGGCAGATCACCACCGGACAGTTTGCCAGGCTGCTGGGCGTGAACAAGAAAACGGTGGAAGGATGGCTGAAGCCGGACGGCCTGAAGGGCATGCGGGCACAGCGGCTGCAGACCATCTGCAAGATGCTGGACTGCGGCGTGCTGATCGACGAGGACGGGCTGACGCTGGAAGTATACGGGAGGAAAGAATGAGCAAGAACAAACGGGTGACGCGCAAGCGGTATTGCAAGATGCTGGCGGCTGCCTGGAAAATGCAGGCGCGGGAGGTGCGGGACGCCGTGCGGCGGGTGCTGATCACGCCGGGACAGCGGGCGCAGGAAAAGAGGCACACGGCGCAGCACCGGAAGGAGCGGGCGGAATGAGATACCTTTACACCCTGTACGACGCAAAGACCGGGGAGCCGATGCACAAAGGGACCCCGGCGCAGCTGATCGCAGAGGGAGTCTTTAACAGCTCCGAAGAGGCGGCGCGGGCATGGGGACGGCAGCACCTGAACGGCATCTCGCCGCGAAAGTGGCGGGTGGAGCGGGAAGCGCTGCAGCCGAAAAAGCAGCCTGCGGGCAAAACCGGCGGGCAGAAACGGAAGGTGTGGTTTTACCGGATGTACGGCGCAGCCGGGCAGCTGGTGTGCGAAGGCACGGCGGTGGAGCTGAGAGACCGGGGACTGTTCTTCCGGCCGGAGGACGCGCCGAACACCTACCGGATCGGGCACAACAAGAGGCTGGGCGTTACCAGAGTGGAGCGCGAGAAGGTGGAGCGGATGGTGCCGCTGTCGGCGTACAAGCGGCGGGAGAAATACTCGGAGCCGAAGAACGGGCTTGTGGTAAAAAAGAGCTGCCCCATCGACGAGCCGGACGCGCTGCAGAAGGATGTGCACGAGCTGTGCTATTACAATGAGGTGGCGCGGCAGCGCGGGAAAAAAGAGCTGAGCTACGGACACTGGGCGCTGGCCGGGAAACCGGAGGAACCGGTATAAAAGACAAGCAAAAAGCCCTCCGGCAAAAGTGCCGGAGGGCTTTGGTGACGGGTCAGAAAACATCGACGATGCCGTCGGGACGGGAAACGCAGACGCAGGACGGATCGGTATCAGGGAGGTAACCGGGGCTGCAGGACTCGACGGAGCTCCGGATGCAGGGGGCGTCCTCGCAGGGATCGTAAAGATCCGAAAAGGCGAGAGACGGGAAAAGGGATGCATAGGAGCTGACCGTGATCGTCATGATGGGAACCTCCATTTACAGCGCGGTGATCTCGGACTCGACGGTGCAGTTGCCCGGCGCGTCGAAGTCGGGATTGGTGCCTTCAGCGTAGCTCTGAGCGTAGTCGGCCAGATATTCGACGTCCTCGACTTCGTAAGCGCCCAGCTCTTCGTTGAGCTGCAGGCCGCCGACCTCGAAGAAGTCGCACTCGAAAGCGGTGCCGGTGGTGTTGTCGGTGATCTCGATGGTCAGGAGCTTCTTGCCGTCAGTAAACTTTGCCATAATCAATATCCTCCGTTTTGTTTTGTGGTGATTAAAAAATGAGATCGAAATCGTACAGGTAGGGGTTGCTGGTCTCGACGTTGTAATACTCGCCGTCGGCGTAATGCGCTTCGAGACGCTCGTCGGTGGTGGTGTAGCTGTCGTAATCCTCGACCTTGCCGTTGTCCACAAAGCGGACCTCGAGATCAAGTTCATGGGCAGCAGCCAGAGTGTGGTGACCATCGACCTGAATGAGGCACTCTTCACCGTTGAGCTCGCCGACTTCCTCGCAGGGGATCTCGACAAAGGAGACGCCGGAAGCCTTGAGCGCTTCGATCTTTTCGGCCACGATCTGGTCGTTGATGTACTGCTGGCTACTGATGATCATCATGATCTGTTCCTCCGTTTTGTTTGGGCTTTTGTCTTTCACTGGCATAATTATAGCACAAATAATATTGCAAGTCAATAGAGAAAAGCAAAAAAATATTAGAAATTGGAAATAAAGTTTGCCGGGTGCCGCCAGATGCTGGCGGCAGGCGGGAGTCTTTATACCTATTTAAAAAGAAAAGCGTCCGGGCGGGCGCTTTGGGGAGCTTGTATACCCGTTATTTCTACGACGGCGAGGACCGGGAAAAGAAAAGGACAAGGGCGCTGCCCGAAAGAAGAGGTGAGCCATGAAGAGCTGGATCCGGGAGAAAAAGTACGAGTGCGGAGAGTACAGGACCGTGGGCATCTATGCGGTGACGGATCAGGAGCACCGGCAGCGGGGCAGGAAGCACAAGGAGAGCAGCCGGGGCCAGAAGGCACGCAATAAAAACGCCAGCATGCGCAGATACCAGCGCAAGGTGCTGGCGAACTTTGACAAGGACGGCTTTTATGTGACCGGGACCTACGAAGATGCATACCGGCCGGAGAGCTTTGAGGACTGCGTGCAGGACGTGCGGAACTATGTGCGGCGGGTAAAGGCGGCGGTGATCCGGCGGTTCGGGGAGCAGAGAGCCAGGCGGCTGAAGCTGAGCCTGCACGCAGTGCGGAACGGAGAGAAAGGGAAGCTGCACATGCACGGCTTTGCCGAGTGCAAGGGCCTGACGACGGCCGAACGACGTGAATTCCGCGCGATACTGGAAGAGCTGTGGCGGCGGCGGGTGCCGGGCACGAGCGAATATGAGCCGCTCGGCACCATGAACGCGGACCGTATCGACATGAAAAAGATCCTGGGTATAGACGGGGATGGTAAAAACGGCACGGTAGGGTACATCTACGGCCACAGTGAGCGCCGGTGCGTGGAGACGCGGAACCTGACGATGCCGGAAGAGCTGCGGGCGGCCGACACCAAGTGGAGCCGCAGGCAGCTGCGGCAAGGCTGCGCCGAGCGCGCGGAGGATGCAGCCTGGTGGGAGCAGCGCTTCCCCGGCTGGGAAGTGGTGCAGGTGATGGTCTACGACCCGCAGCAGCTGCACGAGACCGAGAAACCACGGCCGGAGGGCTGGGAAAGCACGGAACCACAGGCGTATCTGATCCTGAGACGGCGCGGGAGACCTCTCAGTGCGCAGTCCGGCAATGCCGGCGCTGCTTACAGCTCTCCCAAAGGGCGAGCTCTGCTCAGAGGATAAGATTGCGAAAGTTCGCACATGACAGATAAAATTATTTAAATAAAATTATTTAAATCCGCGCGCGAAATAAAAACGCGCGGAATGCGCTGGATCAGCGCAAGTTCAGCGCAAAAGTGCGCGGAAAGGCGGGGAGCGGGTGACAAAGCAGCAGAAAAAGGACGTGCGGCGGGCGCTGCGGCGGTACGGCAGGGCGCTGGAAGAGCCGGAAGGCAAGGCGGACGGACTGGTGCAGGCATGGGAGAGTGTGATCGCGCAGGCGATGGACTACTATGCAGCCGCCGACCCGGTGTGCGCCGAGCTTTTGAAGCGGCGGTACATCGCGGGAGAAAAAGAGTGGGACGTGGTGGGGGCGCTGCACATCGGGCGGACGACCTACTACCGCAAAGAGCTGGAAGCGCTGAGCACGCTGGCGGTGTTTGCCGCGCGGGCGGGGCTGGTGTGACCCTCTCGGTGCAGAGGCAACAGGCTGGGCAGAGATGCCCGGCCTTTTCGGCGTGCAAAAAAGTACACAGTTTTTGTTTTGGAGCGCGGGCGGTAGACTGGGGATAAAGCACAGCGAGGAGGGCCGGGGATGGGCGAGCGGAAATACTGCAAAAATTCTGTGCCCGGCAGACAGGGCCGGGGCAGGAAGTACCCGGCGAAGGTGCGGGCCGAAGTGGTGATGGCCATGATCGGCTCGAACTCCATCTGTGCGGTGGCGCGCAGGTACGGCGTGCCGGAGAGCACCATCCGCAGCTGGATGGCCGAAGAGGCCGGGAAGCCGGACGGCGTATTCGCGGAGGCGCGTGCCGAGGCGGCGCGGGAGATCGCGGCGCGGGCAGCAGTGGGCGCGAAGGCGCAGGTGAGCTACCTGCAGCAGCGTGTGGCCGAGAACCAGCGCGCTGCCGAGGTGCGGGACAAGCTGAACCGGCGGCTGGACGAGGACGCCAGAGCGCGGAACTACGACGTGGGCGTACAGCTCAAGAGCGAGGACGAGGCTTTGCAGGATGCCATGGAGACGGGGCTTGTGGTGCGCAGCGCACCGGGGACCTACGACCGGCAGCTGAGCGATGACGAGCGTGACGAGCTGGAAAAGCAGTTGGAGCGGTATGACAGCCGGGTGATGACCGACCGGGACGCGGCGAACGTTGCGGCGGTGCTGATCTCGGCGGCGGGAGCGGCAGCAGCGCTGGCACCGAAGAACGACACCGGAGACGGCAGCCAGAGCGCCCCGGCGGTGCTGATGGAGCCGAAGAGCAGCGAGGCAGAGACCGAGGTGGTACTGGACGGAACGGTATAAGGGCAGACCCATCGTATGGAGACCGCAGCCGAGGCAGGCGGCCTTTATGGCGCGAAGCGAGGATGAAGTGCTGTACGGCGGGGCGGCAGGCGGCGGAAAGAGCGACGCGCTGGTGATCGAAGCGCTGCGGCAGGTGGGCGTGCCGCACTACCGGGCACTGATCCTGCGCAAGACCTACCCGCAGCTGAGCGAGCTGATCGACAAGACGATGCGGTATTACAGGCCGGTGTTCCCGAGGGCAAAATACAACAGTTCCAGCCACACATGGACGTTCCCGAGCGGGGCGAAGATCACATTCGGCAGCATGTTCCGCGCACAGGACAAGTACAACTATCAGGGCAGAGCCTTTGACTTTATCGGGGTGGACGAGCTGACCCACTTTACATGGGAAGAGTACAGCTATGTGATGAGCCGAAACCGACCGACCGGGCCGGGGACGCGGGTGTACATGTGCGCGACGGCAAACCCCGGCGGCGTCGGACACGGATGGGTGAAGGCGAGGTTCATCACACCGGCACCGCCCGGCACGCGGATGGTGCAGCTGGTGGACGTGAAGACACCGGACGGAACTGTGGTGAAGATGCGGCGCACCCGCATCTTTATCCCGAGCACGGTGTTTGACAACAAAAAGCTGCTGGAAAACGACCCGGGATATCTGGGCAATCTGGCAAGCCTGCCGGAAGCCGAGAAGCAGGCGCTTCTGTACGGGGACTGGGACAGTTTTTCGGGGCAGGTGTTTACCGAATGGCGCAACGACCCGGCGCACTACGAGGACCAGAGATGGACCCACGTCATCAAACCGTTCCGCATCCCGGCGCACTGGAAGATCTGGCGCGGGTACGACTTTGGCTACGCAAAGCCGTTTTCGGTGGGATGGTACGCGGCGGACGAAGAGGGCAGGCTGTACCGCATCAAGGAGCTGTACGGCTGCACCGGGACCCCCAACGAGGGCACGAAAGTAAACCCGGTGGAGCAGGCGCGGATGATCCGGGAAGCGGAGGAGAACGACCCGAACCTGAAGGGACGGCACATCAACGGAGTGGCGGACCCGGCCATCTTTGACGAGAGCCGGGGCGAGAGCATTGCGCAGATGCAGGAGAAGCACCCGAACTACCTGTTCTGGACGCCGGGAGATCACACGCGGCTGGCGGGCAAGATGCAGATGCACTACCGGCTGGCCTTTGACGGCGAGGGCAGGCCGATGTTTCAGGTGTTCGACACCTGCAAGCATTTTATCCGGACCATCCCGAACCTTGTGTATGACGAGACCAACGTGGAGGACATCGACACCACGCAGGAGGACCACATCTACGACGAGTGCCGGTATGTGATGATGGAAAACCCCATCAGCCCGCGCAAGACCGAGAGCGTGCCGGTGCTGAAGGATGACCCGCTGGACATGGACGTGCGCAAGAGCCCCACAAGGGTGATGAGGATTTGAGGGAATGTTCTCTTTTGAGAATGGCCGCCGCGTGCGCTCTGGCCATATTCAGCGGAAAAATTATTTTTAATAGCGCGTTTGTCGCCGCCTGCGGGCGGCTCAAAACGCATTTTCACGAGATGGGGCCGGAACGGAAAACGGCATTTAAAACCGTGAACGGAGGAAGCCGATGGACAGAGAAAAACTGATGCAACAGCTGCTGGAAGCGGCGCAGGCAGGAAACGGCCAGACGATGTCCGGCGGACTGCTGCAGAACCTGCAGCCGGAGAGCGCGGGGGATGCGCTGCTGGGAGCCGGACTCCCTCAGTCTGCTGGCGCAGACAGCTCCCTCGGGGAGGGAGCCTTTGACGAAGCGGACGTGATCGGCGAGGACGAGGTGCGCAAGGCCAACGACCTGCTGCAGAAGTACAAGGCGGGCAAGGCCGCGCTGGACAAGCGCATCATCGAGAACGAGCTGTGGTTCCGGATGGGACACTGGAAGAACTACAAGAACAAGATGATGGAGGGCAAGCCCACGCCGTCGAGCGGGTGGCTGTTCAACAGCATTGCCAACAAGCACGCCGACGCCATGGACAACTACCCGGAGCCGAACGTGCTGCCGCGGGCGGCGGATGACGAAGAGACCGCAAAGGTGCTCTCGAAGATCCTGCCCACGGTGCTGGAACAGTGCGACTATGAGACCGCGTACAGCGACACATGGTGGCGGAAGCTGAAGACAGGCACCGGCGTGAAGGGCGTGTTCTGGGACCCGGCGGCGCGAGGGGGCCTTGGCGAGATCAGCATCAAAAGCATCAACATCCTGATGCTGTACTGGGAGCCGGGCGTGGAGGATGTGCAGGACAGCCCGAACCTGTTCAGCCTGAGCCTTGCGGACAACGACCAGCTGGAAAGCCAGTACCCACAGCTCAAGGGGCACACGGGCAACAGTCTGGACGTGGCAAAGTACATCCACGATGACAGCGTGGACACCAGCGACAAGAGCGTGGTGGTGGACTGGTACTACAAGAAGGCACTGCCCGGCGGGCAGACGGTGCTGCACTACTGCAAATACTGCAACGGGGTGGTGCTGTATGCCAGCGAGAACAACCCGGCCATGAAAGACCGGGGCTTTTACGACCACGGGAAATATCCCTTTGTGTTCGACCCGCTGTTCCGCGAAGAGGACAGCCCGGCGGGCTTTGGGTACATCGATGTGATGAAGGACACCCAGACCGCCATTGACGAGATGAACCACGCCATGGACGAGAACGTGAAGATGGCCGCAAAGCAGCGGTATGTGCTGAGCGACACGGCGGGCGTGAACGAGGAAGAGCTGGCAGATTTCAGCCGCGACATCGTGCACGTGGTGGGCAGGCTGACGGATGACAGCTTCCGGCCTTTGCAGGTGAGCGGGCTGCAGGGAAACCTGATCACCTACCGGGATGACCGGGTGAGCGAGCTGAAGGAGATCAGCGGCAACCGGGACGTGAGCCAGGGCGGCACCACCAGCGGCCTGACAGCGGCAAGCGCTATTGCGGCGCTGCAGGAGGCAGGGTCGAAACTCTCCCGCGACATGCTGAAGAGCGCATACCGGGCCTTTGCGAAAGAGTGCTATCTTGTGATCGAGCTGATGCGGCAGTTCTACGACGAGCAGCGGGTGTACCGCATCACCGGCGAAAGCGGCGGCACGGAGTATGTGCCTTTTAGCAACGCGGCACTGCAGGCGCAGCCCGGCGGCATGGTGGGCGGTGTGCAGCTGGGCGACCACGAGCCGGTGTTTGACATCACGGTGACGGCGGCAAAGAAGAGCACCTTCAGCCGCCTGAGCCAGAACGAGACGGCGAAGGAGTGCTACCAGCTGGGATTTTTTGCACCGGCGAACGCGGACGCGGCACTGGCGGCGCTGGACATGATGGACTTTGAAGGCATTGAGAAGGTGCGGGAGCGGGTGAGCCAGAACGGCACGCTGTACCAGCAATTGCAGCAGATGGCCCAGCAGCTGCAGAAGATGGCGGCGATCATCGACGCACAGAACGGCACCAACGTGAGTGCGGCGGCCAGCGCGGCCGGGCAGGCGGCAGCAGGCAGCGGGGGCGGCAGCGGCGGAAAGACCGCAGCAGCCAGCACCCTGAACAGCCTGGGCGGCGTGGTGGGCGACAGTTCCACCAGCCTTTCGAGCCAGGCAGCGAAGCGGGCGATGAACGTGAACAACCCGAATAAGGAGTAAGGAGAACGGCATGATCAGAATTACCTATAGAGAAGCCAAGGAGAACGTGCTGAAGCTGCGGGCAGAAGGGCACGCGGGATATGCACCGAAAGGGCAGGACATTGTGTGCGCGGCGGTAAGCACGCTGATGCAGGCGCTGGCGTTCAGCGTGAACGACAGAGAAGACGGCTTTGCGGTGGCATCCAGCAGCGGAGCTGCAGAAACGTATCTGGAACTGCAGGCGAGAGCGACCCCGGAAAACCGGGCAAAGTTCGAGCTGGTGACGGACGGGCTGGAACTTGTGGCGCAGCTGTACCCGAAGTTTGTGACCTTTGACGACGGGGCGGGCACGGAGGATATGGTGGATCTGCAGTTGTTTGCCGACGGCGGAGACGGCGGGACGGCGGGTGATGGTGCGGAGAGCGCACCGGCGGTGCAGGCACCGGAACTGCGCCCCGCACAGGAGCGGCTTGCAAAGAGAAGCCACCCGGGAAAGAGCGCGAAAGCGGGCGCACCGGCCCCGGCTTCCGATAGCGGCGCGGATACCGGCAGCGAAGCTGCAAAAGAGGATGCACCCGGCAAAGAAAAGCCGGAGACGCAGCAGGAGAAACAGGAACCGGAGCACAAACCGGCAGACCCGGCGGAAAAGCGCAGGGCCTTTGGCCAGCTGATGCAAAGCGAATACGCGGCGGAGTTTGAGGAAGCCATGCAGCGCGCGGCGCAGCTGGCAGTGCAGAACGTGCAGCAGTCGCCTGATGTGAAGGGACTGCTGGAAGCGCTGGGCGAGGCGTATGGCATCGATGCGCAGGACGCAAACAACCTTGCGGCGCTGACCGACGCCATCAAAAACGGCAAGGTAAAGAACGATGAATACTACGAGACGATGGCAGCGGAGCGCGGCATCAGCGTGAAGACGGCCCGGGAGATGGACCGGATGGAGAGCGAGCTGCAGCGGGCAAACGCCGAGAAGCAGCGAACCGAACAGCTGCGTGTAGCCATGGAGCACCAGCAGCGCGCCGCAGCCGTGCGGGCGCAGTGGGAAGCGGAAGCCGCACAGCTGAAGGTGAAGTACCCGGAGTTTGAGCTGGACGAAGTGCTGAATAACCCTAGCGTTGCGGACATGATCCGGCGCGGCATCGGGCTGGAAGCGGCGTACCGGGCAGCCTACTTTGACAAGCTGATGGAAGCCAGCACGGCGCGCACTGCACAGCAGGTGGAGCAGGGCGTGGCGGCGCGGATCCAGCAGAGAGCACAGCGCCCGGCAGAGAACGGCGCACACCCCGGCGGCGCAGCCGAGATGAAGGTGGACGTGGCGCACATGACCGCAAAGCAGCGGGCCGAGCTGGCAAAGCGGGCACGGCGGGGGGAGCGCATCGTGCTGTGAGAGATTTCCCACGCAACGGGCGTGAGAAGATAAAGACCTTTTGAAGGAGGACAAACAGATGACTGAGAAGAGACTGGATCTGCAGATGTTTGCGGACGCAAGCGCACAGCTGCAGAATACCACCGGCTCGAGCGGCATGACCGCCGAGATGAAGACCTACTACGAGAAGACCCTG